TAGCGGAAGGGCTTCTCCTTCAGAGAGCATCTCTAACTTTTGATATATATCAGGAACTACTGTTGATAGACTCATGGGTCTCACCTTTAACTGATTGTATAATTTGTTTTATTTGTTTAGTAGAAGTCTTAAACCATTCTCCTGCCCTCTCGACATCTAAATCAAACAAAGCTTCGTGAGTCTTTTTCTCTGCCACTCTTCGATCGGCGAAGTGCTTACAGTATTCTACCTTAAAATCTCGCAGAGGAGAAGAAGTTTGAAAGGCGCTACACCTGTCATAGGCATCAATAGCCATGCCCACTTTCTTCCAGCCGCCCCACGCAGGATTAGATATGATGTATACGTAGCCCTCTACAACAGAATCATACTTCTCGTTTGTAGTGTACCCAAGATGTCTGGCTATAGTCTTAGGCCCAGCAGTGCCAGCAACAACATGATTCTTTATGCGTTGTCTGTCGTAACATGTTATACACTTGTAGTGGTGCTTCGGTACAAAAGAAGGATACCAGTTAGTAGATACATCTAACTCAACGTCACACTCTATACAGTTTTTAATGTGTTTCACTCCAATTCTCCCCGACTTGATAGTCTCCATCCAAAGGACAGTTAAGATTTAGTACACGCCCAGCTTCTACAATAGCTTCAACACCTGCTTTACCTACGGCATCGGCATCATCATCGCTACACTCTATCTGCCATTCATCGTGTACGTTAGCTACAAACTTAGCGTCATAGCCTTTGCGTTTAATGTCAGCGTCTAAGAATATTAACGCCTGCTTCATTACTATTGCTCCTGCACCTTGCAGCAAAGTGTTTAAAGCTGCGTGTTCAGATCGCACAGTAAGCCTCCGACCATCTAATGCTTTAATGTATCCACTCTTTGCTTCTCTTTGTACTCTATCCGTAAGAGATTTAAATGATGGGAGATTATCAAAGAAGCGTTGTCTAAGTCCCCGGCCAGCTTCTCTACCTCTCCCAGCCACTGATCCAAGTTTTGCATCTCCTGCTCCGTATAGGAGGGCATAGATGAAAGTTTTTGCCTGACTTCTTGATTCAAGTCCAGCAAGTTTTTGATTAGCGGTGTGTATGTCTCCGTTAAGGATTTCATTGGTGTAGCCCTCATCGTTTAAATAGTGTGCCAACATCCGTAGCTCTAACCCTGAAGCATCAATACCTACCAGCTTATAACCTTCTGGTACTGTCCAACAAGACCTACAGTCTATACCATACGGCGAGGCACTGCTTGGGATTTGAGCCATGTTAGGATGAGAGTGCGTCATTCTAGATGTCACCGCGCCGTTAGGATTAACGTACCCATGTACTCTACCAGTAGAATCATTTAGTTCTTTGATCCAGCTTTTAGTCTGAGCCAAGCGCTTCTGTAACATCAAGTACTTAGCGATCATAGCGGCTTGTGGTATGCCTTTAACTCTATTCAGCGTAGCTTCGTCAACTATGGGCTGACCTGTCGGTGTGTGTTTGCTCGGCTTCCAGCCAAAGTTAATCAGGTACTCGCCTATTTGTTTTCTTGAACCTAAGTTAAAAGGTGTTTCGGTTCTACGCTCAATTGGTTTTGGGTTCTGGTGTATCTTTAACTTATCGTATTCTTCTTCTGTCAGGCGGGTTCCATTCCCATGTTGGTCTGTCGCTGTCTTAGCTAATGCTCCGGTTGCTGTAAACTTAGGTGTCAGCACCTGAATAGTTACAGTCGGCTTGAACTCTTCTTGAACCTCCTTCTCAAGATCGTATAGTTTAGTTTCAAACATAGCCATAAGGCCCATTACTTTCTCAACGTCTAACAAGAACCCGTTAGTCCTTTGCTCATCAATAATCCCCGCTACTGCGTGTTCAATCTTTACTGAAGTGGGCGAGAACCCACGGCTCTCAAGCCTTAAAGCATCATAAACTTTTCGGTTTAATAGAACATCACGCTTACAGTATTCCAACATCTCTGGCGTGTAGCATTCCCATGCGTCCTCTTGCTCACCGAAATCACCTTTAGTGAATCCAAGCCTATAGCCCCAGCCCTCAAGCCCGTGATTTCCCTCGCGGGTTGGCTTAAAGAGTCGAGATAATACTAAGGTATCTACTATCTTTTTATTTGTAAGATCAATTCCGGCGATCCTTTCTACAACAGGGATATCATAGCCAATAATATTATGTCCTATCAGTTTGTCGGCTGACTTCAGCAGCGCGTAGCCCTCGTCTAGCTGAGTGTTATCAAACGTAAACACATCCTTTGTGTCTACGTCTTGTGCGACAATACAGAATATTTTATCAGGCTCCAGACCGTTAGCTTCTATATCAAATATTAAATTACTCATGGTTATTGCTCCGTTCATCGTTCAACATAACTGTATAGTACTCCTGAACAGCGTCAAATTCTTCCGCTAAAGAAATCCCAAGCTCTGTGTACCACGCCCAAGCCTTAGCGCCTTCCGGCCTAAAAAGTGTTTTATCTATATGCTTTTCAAAGCCCTTTATCATAGTTCTATCTCCGCAGTCAATTCGTCAGGGTCTTCGAGCATCATCTCTCTGAGCCGTCCCGAATCCTGCTCATACATTAAGCTACATGCTACCCCCACATCGCCAGTATATCTAGACTTCAACACCCTGACCTTTGTGGTGGACGCTTCGATGGCATCCTCTGATTGCTGATTGCGCTCCAAAGATATCACGCAGTCCGACAGTTGAGCGATACTCTGAGAACCTCTAAGGTGTGATAACCCTGTCTCAATGCCGTTCTCGTGTCCACGATTACCCTCAACCCTGCGTAAGTGAGAGACGAGTATCATGCCACAACCTGTTTCTTCTACCAATGTCCTGAGCCTGTGCATGATTCCGTCAATAGCTTTACGCTCATCGTTCTCCAATGTAGATAGTACTAACATGTGCAGGTGGTCAACTACAATCCACTTACAGTCCAGACCTATGATCATGTACCGCAGCTTACTGAAGATGTCATCAATGTTATTGACACCGTGGTGGGCGTGAATCCAAACACGGCCCTCGTTCTCACCCATGAAGACCCGCTTAAAATAGCCGTCCAGTTGTTCGTCGGTGTGTAGCGCCTTAACGCTGTCAAGGTGTAGCTTGGCGTTGGCCTCTACTGCCATGATACCTTCAGCCGTACGAGACCAGTTCTCTTCCAACGCAATTACACCCACGTTATCTTCGGTGTGGTCGATCAACCAGTGTTCTATTTCTCGCGTCACAGAAGATTTTCCCAGACCTGTACCGCCAGTAAGAGTAACCAACTCACCAGATCGTAGACCCTCTAGCTTCCTGTTTAGTCCGAACCAAGGATACGGAATGGCTAACTTCTTATTGTTTCGTAGTTCCTGATAGGCTGTTAGCTGATCAGAAAGATTCAACACACCAGAAGGCGTATAGACTTTTGAATCCCAGAAGCAACTGACATATGCAGCGTGTCTACCCTGACGCAACATATCGTTGGCATCCTTGTAGTCTTCCGGTAGCCGCATGATCTTGGCTTTGCCCGGAGTTAACAGCTTCGCCACCTCAATGGCTGCTTCCTTACCCTGCTTGTCGTTGTCGAAATTAATGACTACTGAATCGAACGATTCAAGATACTCTAGATTCTCTTTAACGTCACGTACTCCACCGTGCGCTCCAGATTTTATTGATACGGCGGGCCACTTGCTACCCATCAGCTCGTAGGCTGCCATGGCATCACACTCGCCTTCGGTCAGGGTAATAAACTTACCGCCAGCTTTAAATAGATTTTCTCCGAACAGTCCTGTTTCTTTAGCAGAGCCTGACCACGCAAAATTCTTGTCGGGCTTTCGGATTTTAGTTGCGGCAAGTTCATGCCCGTTGTAGTACGGGTAGTGGTGGTTCACTATCTCACCGTTAACTACCGTACATTTAACGCCAAACTTCTTGGCTGTTGCTAGACTTATTTTCCTGTCTGTAATCTCCACAAAAGATGTAGAGTTACCGTATGATGGAGCAGTATAGTTATCCATCTTCTTGTTCCTCTGATACACTTTTAAGTCCGTTACTGTATCTGGTTGGTGTACTTCCGATGTACTGTCGGGTTTAAAATATTCGTTACAACTAAAACAAAATGTTGATCCGTCTTCATTCAGTGAAGCAGCATCGGAGCTGCCACACCTTTCGCACGGTTGGTGTGTCTTTATAAAAGGCATAACTATTCCTCATCGTTAGGTAATACAATTGCCTCGTCCATTAGATGTGTTTCCATTACTTCTAGAATACGTGCTTGAGCAGCAGACAATATAACTAATTTAGTTTTCGCTGATGCGATGTCCTCTCTCAAAATAGAAAGGACAGAGAAAACTCCCTGCCCTTCCGTTGAGAGTTTACTAACATCATAAGTGATGTCGTTTAACTCTATTGTTTTCATTACAACTCATCCTCCATTGCGCTATCTAGTGAATCAAACTCAGACCCGTCAGGCGAACCTACTTCTATAAGATCAATCACCTGCATTGCCTGAAAGTCTAAACCTTTAAACACCTTACCCTTCCACTCTGACTCCCACTCTTTGTACTGCACACGAACATTGGAGCCGTTACCGACACGAGCATCTAGCGTGTTCTTGTTTCTGTCTACAAGCTTTGGAGCCGGACGCACCATACCGTTTGGCCCGTTAACTTTACGCTTGATAACAATTGCT